ATACTATACGAAGCTCTTACCAGCAGAAGAAAGATATTCAGGAAGATATTTTAAAATAGAAGAAATCTTTGCTAAAATAGATTTATCAAAACCCACAATGAAACTGGAGATGGAATGGTATTATGATATTAGTTCTTGGGACAACTTGTGCATTTACCTGTCTTCTGAAGAGAGAAAAAGGATGTTGAAGCCAAAATTAAAATTTTTTAGTGATAAAAAGTGGAATAAGATTGGGGAAGATGAGACTCTAACTACTTATGATAAAGAGGAAAATTAAAATTGGCAACTAACTACTTTGACTATCGTGCAGGCTTGGGTAATGTTGGTTCGTATCAATCAAGTGCAAAGCCGTTCCTATCTGCTTCGATTGAAATTCCCAGCAACAATAGTATAATAAAAATAGAATTTCCAAATGTGACCAGATTTGTAACGATTAAAAACACTGGTCCCGATGGTTCCAACGAAGTGGACGTAAGAATTGGTTTTTCCGAAAACGGAGTAAACGACTCGGGCAACAACAATTGGTTGATTTTAAACAATCAAGAGTCATATTCAGCAGACTGGAGAGTTCAAGCCGTCTATATGCGAATCGACCCAACAGGCGGAGCACTTAACGCAACCGCCTCTGTTATAGCAGGCTTGACCACGATTGATCAGGTAGAGCTACACCATAACTGGACTGGCTCTCAAGGAGTAGGATAAAATGCCGCAAGGTGGATTTAGCAGGGACTTTCAAAGAGCAGCCCTTTTGAAAACAGAAGCTCAAAAGCGAAAAGATGCCCAAGAGCGACAAAAGATTGGCGATGAGGTTTATTCGAGAATAAACCCAGAGTTGTTAAAAGATATTGAAATAAGGATGGATGAGGTGGAGAGTAATTTAATTTTGAAACAAGACGAAACAATAGCTGAATTTATTGACATGATGAGGCAAAGAAACAAATTACTTAAGTTTCTTCTTTGGACAAATGTATTAACACTTTTAAGCCTTTCATTTACATTGGGTTATTTTGTATGAAAGTAAGTGAAGTAATAAGGCGTCTTAAAAATGAACGCCCTGATGAAGAGGTTTTTATTATTATTAACGGAGATAGGGGTACATATTATAAGATTGAAAACACGCCTGCTTTTTTTCATGCTGGCCCCTATACATTTGAAAACATACAATGCGAAGAAGAAACCTGTAGTGTTGTACTGATCCCCATCCAAGTAAAAGATAAGTAAAAAAAATGCCCTCGCCCAACTACTAGCCGGACGAGGGACTTTATTTTAGTTCAAGAACTAAAGAATAATATTTTATTCTTCAGAAATTGGAGTCATATCCATTTTAAATTCTTGACCAGTTTGGTTGTTTCGGATCCGCAAGTGATCTGCTTCCTCGAATAGTGTCCAATCGCCACGCTCATTCTTCATATGGAAATCGCCTGTGTACACGTTGGTCGCGTAAACAGCGGCGATTTTATCGCCATCAGTACCGAGTTGATCGATATAAGCAATACCGTCAACATAAAGGTCTTTCCATTGAAGAGTAGAAGTACCAAGGTCACGTGCGTCATCACTTGAAGGTACAAGATCCGAATCAAAACGACCAGTCGCTGTGATTGTGTCGGATGTTGCATTACCAAGATCAACATTTCCATTCGCCTCAAAAAGACCGGAGATAGTTGCGCTTGCAAATGTACCAGCACCACCTTGAACAGAGACACTACCAGAAACTGCGGAACCATAAAGGTTTCCAGCACCAGTAATGTTTTGACTGTTTGCATCAAGAGCAGAACCAAGTTGGTCAATATTACCTTGATCAACATGCAACTGAGCCCATTGAAGAGCAGATGAACCTAGGTCACGAGCAGAGTCAGTGCTTGGAAGAAGATCGGAATCAAAACGACCATTAGCCGTAATTGTGTCACTTGACTCATCGCCAAGATCAACGTTTCCATTTACTGTTAGGCCACCAGCAATTGCTGCGCTCACAAATGAAGCTGCTCCACCTTGAACAGAAACAGAACCAGAAACAGCAGAACCATAAAGGTTTCCTGCACCAGTAATGTTTTGGCTGTTTGCATCAAGAGCAGAACCAAGTTGGTCAATGTAACCTTTGTCCAAGTGAAGATCCTTCCATTGCAAAGCAGAAGTACCAAGATCTCGTGCAGAGTCAGTGCTTGGAACAAGATCAGAATCAAAACGACCAGTCGCTGTGATTGTATCTGAGGTTGCATTACCAAGATCAACATTGCCATCTACTGTTAAAGCACCAGCAACCGCCGCACTTGCAAATGTACCAGCACCACCTTGAACAGACACACTACCTGAAACTGCGGAACCATAAATGTTGCCAGCGTTAGTAATGTTTTGACTGTTTGCATCAAGCGCCGCACCCAACTGATCAATATAACCAGCATCTACGTGCAATTGAGCCCATTGAAGAGCAGAAGTACCAAGATCGCGAGCCGAGTCAGTGCTTGGAACAAGATCTGTATTAAAACGAGCAGTTGCTGTGATTGTATCAGATGTTGCATCACCAAGAACAACACTACCAGACATAAACACTTGCTGTTCAAAACCAACTCTTGAACCGAACCCTACATAATCAGACGAAGCCGACCCTTCAATGTCAGTGACATAAAGTTTACGCCATTTGCTTGCGTCCGCACCAAGATCTTGAGAAGTATCTGAAGGTCTAAAAGTTGTTGCATAACCATTGAAGGTAATTGTGTCGTTAAAATCACTACCAAGTGTGATGTCGCCATTTGCATCAAGGGTTGTAAAAGCAGCAGTACCGCGTGAAGCAGCACCAATGTTTGCACCATCAATTGCACCACCGTTAATATCAACAGTGTTTGAGGTGAATGTTTGGCCATTCTTAACAGTTACAGAACCATTAAATTGTGCATTACCATCAACATCCAATGTGCTTGAACCAGAAAGCGTAGTCGCTTTAACGGATGATTGTGTTGAAGCACCGATGGCTGTTCCATCAATATTACCACCATCAATATCCGGGTTGTTAATATCACCAGTGTTGATGACTGGGCTTGTTAGAGTTTTATTGGTCATTGTGTCAGTGGAAGTTCTATCTACAAGAATAACCTCTGCATTTTTTAGACCACCCATCCAACGATCTGTGTCAGAGTCCCACAAAAATGAACCAGTTTGATTTGTACCTGCGTCATTAACGTAAATACCACCATCACCAGCACCATCAGACGTATTCAATTGTAGAATACGATCCCCGATTGTAACTTGTGTGGAATCAACTGTTGTTGTTGTACCTTGAACAGTCAAGTTTCCTTGAATTGTTACGTCGGTAAGATTTTTAAGGGTCGGACCCTTAGAACCAGACACCAGAAATTCTCTTGCTGTGCCTGAGCTATTGTCTGTGTACTGCATGTTTCCGAACGAGCCGGTCCCACCAGACAGAATACCATAACTAAATGTACTCATATTTTTTTTCCTCCTAAAATATGTGTTTAAATTTGAACGTTCCCGAAAGTTCCCCGATTGAAAGTCATTGCGTTCAGTCCCTAAGTAGTGTTGCCAGCAACCTTTCGAGGCGCAATCGAGAAACAAATCTGTGTTTTTTTCTTAACCTATCAATAGTGCTTAAGAAAAAAAATATATGTTTTTTTATTATAATGAGAAAAAACTTAAAAGCCATTATAAAGTTAGTTAGAGGGTGTTTTAAGGGGTTTTAGAGAAAACGACTTTAATCGTTAATTTTTTCCATCATCAACTTAAAACGCTCGCCCGTTAAGTTATTTCGAACAACTAAAGCATCCTTCTCTTCCACAACAGTCCAGTCACCGCGTTCGTTTTTCATGTGAAGATCGCCTGTGTAAACATTTGCCGCATGAAAGTTGTTAGTGTGAACTTCGGAATACTTATTGTTTGAATTCCCCAAAGGATCACCAGACTCGGGAGTAATGCTGCCAGAGTGGGACAAATTACCTTTTAAACTCATCGAACCTGTCAAGCCCACAGCTTTTGTATCATGATCGAATGTAAAATCATTACTTCCGATGACAGCACCTTTACCTTCGTGAAACCTTAATACTTGTCCGTGTGAGCCGCTTACAACTGTAAGCCCACCTCTTGAAGCTGAAGAAGAAAATCCGCCACCAAATCCCATTGCACATATAATTAGTTTTTTAAATACAAAAGACAGCACTAGAGTGTATTTATATAAAGGAGATTGTAATGGCAGCAGCAAAAAAAACCCCCGCAAAATCAAATAATAAATCAACCTATGATAAGGAGTTTGCGGACAAACTGATAAAGCAAAATTATGAAAAAGGCGTTTTAGTTGGGCAACAAGAGATATACAAAATCATGGCAAATTTTTTACAACAACGCATGAATCTTTATTTTGAGTCTCGCCGCGATGATTTGGCAAAAGAATGTCGTGATATTTTGCTAATAATAAAACAAAATATCAAATAAAGTTCTTGACATCTTCTCTTTAATCGTGTAATATACGAACATGATTAAGTCTTCTATACCCTTCGTTGGATTACATGCTCACTCAACTGCGGGCTCTCCCTTTGATGCTATAGGGTTTCCCCAACAACACATGGACTTTGCCTATCAAAATGGGTGTGACGCTCTCGCTCTAACAGATCATGGCAACTGTAATGGCCTAGCATATCAGGTCTTACACGCAAAGTCAATGGATAAAGCGGGCAAAAACTTCAAGCCAATTTATGGGTGTGAAGCATATTTTATACCATCTTTGGACGAGTGGTCAAGAGTGTATGAACAAAGTAAGAATGAAAAGGGCTCTAAAAAAGCTGATACAAGCGGAGGTTTTACTGTAGAAGACGAGGCTGAAACAAAAGCAGTAAAAGACATTCTTAATCGTAGAAGACATTTGGTGCTTCTGGCACAAAACCAAACAGGGCTGAATAATATATTTCAGCTAATTTCTCAATCATATAAGCCAGGTAATTTTTATCGCTTTCCGCGAATTGACTATAACCTACTTCAACAACACAACGAAGGCATCATCGCTTCCTCTGCTTGTTTGGGTGGAGTTTATGCCGGGGATTTGTGGGAAAACATGGACAATGGGGATGAGGCCATCCTAAATGCAATGCGTAAAACTACTGAAAATATGCAACGTATTTTGGGTGATCGCTGGTATGCAGAGTTGCAATGGTTCAAGCATCCAACACAAATGAAGCTAAATAGTTTAATTATTCAAGTTGCAAAAGAGTATGATGTCAAACTGATTTCAACTGCTGATAGTCATTATTTTAATCCAGATGTCTGGAAGTCAAGGGAGCTTTACAAGCGATTCAGACCAGGCGCAACAGCTTTCTTTGGTGAAATGGCTGATGATCTGGAGGAGTATGGTATGGAACTTTACCCCAAGAATGGTGATCAAATGTTTGCATCCTACAAAAAATATTCATCGGAATTGGGTTTTAAGTTTGATGATGAATTGATTAAGGATTCCATCTCTCGAACTCATCACATTGCCCACAATAGAATCGAAAAGTTTTATCCCGACAACAAAGTACGCTTGCCCTCGTTTGTTATTCCCGAAGGGATGTCTGAGGATGAAGCCCTTTCAGTTCTATCAACCAACAGTATGCAATCAAAAAGCCTTAATGAGCCCAAGTACATAGAGCGATTACAGCATGAACTTCAAGTCATTAAGGACAGAGGATTCAGCAGGTATTTTCTAACAATGAAAGCAATTTCAGACAAGGCTTCTTCGATGCAAATCACAGGACCATCACGAGGTTCCGCTGGTGGCTCACTTGTTGCATATGTCCTTGGAATAACCCAAGTTGATCCAATCAAGTATGGACTTCTTTTTTCACGCTTTTTAAGGTCGGATGCAAAAGACTATCCTGATATTGACTATGATGTTTCTGATCCAATGTCTTTAAAAGAAGCACTGATTGAGGAGTGGGGCGAAGACAATGTGGTTCCGATTTCAAACTGGAACACACTACAGTTACGTTCTTTGGTTAAAGATATTTCTAAGTTTTACGATATTCCATATCAAGAAGTTAATCTCGTAACCAAGAAGATGGTGTTTGAAGCAACAGGCCCAGCCAAACGTGATCATGGGATTAAAGCAGGGGTGTATGATCCGACGTTTGACGAACTGATGAAGTATAGCAAGAGTTTACAGGAATTTTTGAAGAAATATCCGCAGGTCGAACCACATGTTAAAACGCTGAAGGGACAAGTGCGCTCCTGTTCTCGCCATGCTGGTGGGTTGGTTGTGGGTGAAGACTTGAATAAATATATGCCACTAATTTATTCTGGTGGTGTACGACAGACTCCATGGACAGAAGGGCAAAACGTAAGACACCTGGAGCCAATGGGCTTTATCAAGTTTGACATTTTGGGACTCAGTACACTTAGGATGATCGAGGATGCAATTTCTCGCATTATCGAAAAGAAAACAGGCCAGACACCAGCATTTACTCAGGTTAAAAAGTTTTACGAAGAAAATCTACACCCAGATACTATGGACTTTGACGACCAAAAGATTTATCAAAACATTTTCCACAGGGGTAAGTGGGCGGGCATTTTTCAGTTTACTGAATCTGGGGCGCAAAGTTTTTGCAAACAAGCTAAACCCACCTCACTGGTAGATATTGCAGCTATTACCTCTATTTTTCGACCGGGACCATTAAGTGCAAAGGTGGACAAGAGCTATGTCGAGGCAAAAGAGAATCCCAACTATGTGAAGTATATTCACCCCATTGTACAAGAAGTGACAGAAGAGACATATGGCTTTTTGATTTTTCAAGAACAAATTGCTCTCTTGGCTCACCGACTAGGTAAAAATATCTCATTGGATGAGGGAAATCTTTTACGTAAATTATTAACTAAGAAAGGAACAGGAAAGGGTGCAACGGAAAAGCTTAAAATACATAAAAAGTTTGTGGACGGATGTGCAGAAAAGGGAATTGCAGAGAAGCAGGCGGAAGCTCTTTGGAAGACTTTTGAGTATTTCAGTGGTTATGGCTTTAACAAGTCTCATGCTCTGGGTTATAGTATATTATCCTTTCAATGTGCATGGTTACTAGACAACCATCCACTAGAATGGGTCGCAGCGTTCCTAAATAAGGAACCAGAAAGTCGTAAAGAAAAGGCAATCAACATTGTTAAGAATTTGGGCTATGAAATCCAGGAAGTAAATATTAATCTATCAGGAAGAAACTGGGATGTCTCTAATGGCAATAAGTTGGTTCAACCACTAACCTCCATCAAGGGCTTGGGCGATAAGGCCATGGACCAAATTCTCGAACACAGACCCTTCAAAACAGTGGAAGAGTTACTTTTCAACCCAGAAATAAGTTATTCAAAGTTAAACAAGAAATCTTTAGATGTCTTGGTACGATCTGGCGCTTGTGACACCATTGTTGACAGCCGATTTAAACATTGTAGACATCTGTGGTTGTCTATTATCGATAATCGACCAAAGACCAAAAAGAAATTGGACGAAAATATTAAAAAGTTTGCAACAGAACATGACTTTTCAGAGGAAGAAAAGATTGAAAATGTTGTAAGTTTGACTGGTATTTTTCCATTTGAGCTTGTTGTTGATAAAAAGGTTAAGGAAAGGTTAAACTACCTCAAGGTTCCTCCCATCGCCGAATACGATAAGGATCTACAGGTGTGTTGGTTCGTCCCACGAGAAGTGATTCCCAAAAAAACAAGAAACGGAAAAACCTTTTGGATAATCAATGCCATTGATGACACTTGTCAAATAACAAACATTAAGTGTTGGAATGTAAGGCCCAATGAATTGGTACACATAAACCGCCCATATGTTTCTAAATTGCAATATGATCCACAATGGGGTTTCTCTACCAGATCAATTAAGGCTAATTTTAAACTAATAGGATAAATTATTATTATGGAAGAAGAAACTTTAGAGGTCTACCGACTTATAGTTGGTAGAGATGAGGCGGAATATGAAGCAACCGGAAGAATCTCAGAGTATTTGATGGAAAGAGCCGCACGGCATGGAAACAAACTCGGGATGGAAAAAAAGAAAGTAAAACAATTTGAAGTGGTTGAAGATCCCCAGTCAGGGGATTGGATACTTTTTTACTACTGTGAGAGGTATTTTTAAATGGATGATTACGACATTAATATTAGTGACTTTGAGGAAGTGATTAACAAACCAGTAACTAGGAATGATATTATTAAGCTTTTCAATGCAGAAATAAAGGCAAGACGCTCAGAAAGAGATACTTTAAAAGGTATTGAAGTGGATATTCCATCAGAATGGCAAGATTTCTTGCTGAATGAATATTCCATTTTAGATGAATACAAAAAAATGGGCTGGAAGGTGATGTGGTATAACAAACACTCAGAAGGTCCAGGTCGGGGCAAGCTGCTCCGGTCATGGGTTAGTTTTAGAAACCCAAATGTTAAGGAGAGATAAATGATTATAGAATATGCACGTGTTAGAACAACTGCTCGACCCCCCGAGCGAGCCAACCCAAGCGATGCAGGGTTGGATTTATTTTTTAACCCAGAGCCTCAAGGTTTTTTGCCAAGCCCGACCGTGGATGCAATTATTGTTAAACCCGGCGAAAGCAAATTACTTCCAACAGGGTTGCGCTTCGGCGTTCCTCACGGTTACATGCTGGAGATAAAAAACCGTTCGGGAGTTGCATCAAAGCGTTCCTTGATTGTGGGAGCTTGTGTTGTTGATAGTGGATACGATGGAGAAGTTTTTATCAACCTACATAATGTTGGCAATGATCAGCAGGTAGTAGAGCCGGGAGATAAAATCGCTCAAGCCGTTATGATCCCTGTAGTTCACTTTAGGGCATTGGAAACAGGCAATGGAAACCTGTATGATTGGTGGCCCATTACCATGTCTGAACGAGGTGACGGAGCATTAGGTTCAACCGACGCAAAAAAACAAAAAAATGAATAGTTTAAAGAAAAAGCTCAAACGAAACAAAGAAAAAGAAGCCAAGAAAGAGCTGCAAAAAAAAGTGGGCCTTTTTAACAAACTCGGAGATCAGTGCTTGGTGTGTCAAAAAGCATTTGATAAAAAAAATAAAGATATGGTAATGTCTTGGAGTGTGGTCGTCAAAGAAGAGAAGGTACGTCTTTATTGCCCTGAATGTTGGGGGGCAGCGAAAAAATTAGTGGAGGAGATGAAAGATGGATACACGAAGTCAAAAGGTGATATTTAGTTCTAAAAGTGATGAGTGGGGAACCCCAGACAGCATTTATAATAAATTGAATAGAAAGTATAAATTCACTCTCGATCCTTGTGCCACTACTAACAATCATAAGTGCTCCAAGTATTATACCCTTATGGATGATGGGTTGTCCAAAGCCTGGACCGACGAGGTTGTATTTGTCAATCCACCATATGGAAATATAGGTGCTTGGGTCAAAAAAGCGGCTGAAGAATCAGCAAATAATGGAGCTTTAGTTGTTCTGTTGATTCCGGCACGAACCGACACAAAATACTGGCATGAGTACATTATGAAGTATGCAAGTGCGATTCATTTTATTAAGGGTCGATTAAAGTTTAAGAATCTTAATTCAGATGCGCCAAGCCATTCAGCACCCTTCCCTTCTGTAGTGGTTGAGTTTGGAGGTTTTCAATGGTCGCCAACCCCAAAAATACTTACAATGGAGAGGTGATGAGTGATAAAAAAGTTAAAATTATTTTTACTGTAGATGAAAACATTAAAGCCAAGTTTAAAATTCAGCTACAGTATGACAGCCTAACTCAGGCAAAATTTTTCCGAGCAATTATGGATGGATATATCAATAGAGATCCCGAATTGGCACTATTTCTTAATAAATTTAAAAAAGACAATTCGATCCAAAATAATGTTCAAAGAAAAAAAGTGATGACGAATATTAAAAAAGCTGAAGAAACAAAAAATAAATTTGCCCTAGGAGACGAGGAAGTGGAAAACATATTTGATATTTTAGAAAAGGAGCACCCAGATCTATGACATGTTATAACGAGTGTAAAAAGAAAAAAGAAAGCTGTAAAGCAAAGGATTGCAGGCTATGGATAGATTACCCAGAAGATTTTAATTGTAGTGAAATTTCGGTACAAAAACACGATAAACTGGTGTTTAGAGAGATAGGTGAAAGACTCAATCTGACCCCATCCAGGGTTAAACAAATTGAAAGTGCAGCACTAAAAAAACTAAATAACCGATTAACCTCAATTTTCAACATTTTATAAGCTGCTTTTTACTATTTTACCTACTATTTATAGCAGTAAGACTTTTAAAAAGTTAAGGAGAACCCGCAAAATGGCAAAAAAAAACAAGCCCCTATTAAATGAAGGAACCGTCCGTCGCATGATGAAATTAGCAAACATGGATGCACTAGGTGATGGTTTCATTAGTGACAAATATACCTCATTGGACGAAAAACGTCATCCATATGGTGGAAATAAGGGAGATGAATCCCGAAGCCGTCGTGATTATATGCAAGAGGAAGAGGAGCTTGATGAAACTTATGGTGGAAACAAGGGTGATGAATCTCGCAGTCACCGTGACTACATGAAAGAAGAGCAGCCATATGGTGGCAACAAAGGCGACGAATCTCGCAGTCATCGTGATTATATGAAGGAAGAAGAAGACCTTGACGAAGAATATGGCGGAAATAAGGGTGATGAATCTCGCAGTCACCGCGATTATATGGAAGAAGAAGCCCATGATGATGACAAGAAAGAGTTGGAATCGGAATTGGATGCAACCGAAGATGAGCTTGGCGCAGAAGATAAAGAAGCTGACGAAGAAGCTGACGAATTAGATGCCGCAGACGCGATGAGTGATGGCGAAGTTACTATTACTGACGATGAAGCACAAGATATAATCGCGTTGGCCGACAAACTTCGTGGAGCAGTTGGAGATTCTGATGATGCTTTGGTTGTCGATGACGAGATGGAAGTAGATATGGACGTAGATCTTGATGAAGAAGTTAGTGCTGAACTTTACGAAGCCGCCCTTAAAGGACTAGATTTGGAGATTGTTGAAAGCAAACCTACAATTACTCCCGAAGTCATCGAAGAAATCAAACGTCGTGTTTACGAACGAGTGGTAAAACGACTAATTTCCGAAAGTAAAAAAACTAAGTAACCCTCATTATGATAAATGAAAAATTTGTATATTTTTCATTTGGTTTTCAATTAGGTGTCTTTGTTACGGCACTAATATTTCTTATTTCTCTACAAAATTGTTCTTGATTTGTGTGTTGGTATGGTGTATACTGTATCACATGAATCAAGAATTATTACTTGTTGCAGTTTGTGGTTTTATCGCCGGATACATCTTTAAGACCATTCTTTATAGTTGGACCGCATTCAGGTCTGGCTCTTTATTTGTTCAAAAAATATCTTATAAAATTTTAGCATTGATTGGAACCATAGTATATAAGGTTTCATATATTGAACAAATGTGCATTAAAAGGGTTGAAGATGTCGGTGAAACCGAAGAAGCAAAAAAAATTAGAATAGATTTTCAACACCAATTCGAAGATTGGAAAGACGAATTATTAAATGATTATATTGAAAATTATCCACTCGAATACCAGTGGCATGTCGAATTTGATGATTGGAAAGGGATGATGGAGGAGCTGACGCATATTTATAAAGAGAAGAAGGTATGAATATGGGTACGAGTTCCGAAATAAATGCATCGTCTGAAGATAAGCGTCGAGAATTTGTTTTGGACTTTATCCGTCAAAAAGATGTGATAAGAACAGAAAGTAATCTTATCATTGTAGAAAAAGCATTCAAGATAAATGCTGTCTTAAGGTGGTGCTATGAACGCGCTAAGGAAAAAAAATTAACGCCACAATTATGGGGAAAATATAGAAATATCTTGGCCCAATATATTGCAGGGGTTGTTGAGATAAAATGGACAGAAAATAATTTTGAAGTAATCGAGGTTATAAATGAAGAAAAAGAAACACCTGGATCAAAACGAAGAGACAGAAGAAAAGACAAGTGAACTTTTACTGTTGCCCTCATTGTTTGGTTCAGATTATATCCCACGCATAGTTAGTCTATACGGGGAAGTAAGTGAGCTAAGTTGCAAAAATGCAATTGCTGGGCTATACTCCTTACACGATTCCGGTGCAGTCGAAGAAATTGTGGAATGTGAAGAGGAAGAGGAGGCAGTGGTTAAAACCAGCCACCTTCCCATAGAATTTATCATCTCAACAGAGGGAGGTTCTGTTTCTGATATGTTTGCTCTTTATGATTGTATGAGGGATATTAGAAAAGAAGCAGAAATTAACTGTCTTGGTATTGGTAAAATCATGTCCGCTGGTGTTTTGCTCTTGGCTGGTGGTACAAAAGGTAAAAGAAGGGTGGGGAAAAACTGCCGCCTAATGTTGCACTCCATATCTGGTGGCTACTTCGGCTCTTTAAAAGAGTTGGAGGTTGATATAAAAGAGGTTCGCTGGTTTCAAAATCAATATGCGAAAGCTCTTGCTGCTGAAACTTCATTGTCCGAGCGCCAAATAAAAAATATTTTTAGAAGAAAAACAGACACCTATTTTGATGCTGAAACTGCGGTTAAATGGGGAATAGCAGATGAAGTGGTTTAACAAAGCAGTAGATTTTTTGATCTCAGCAAAGCTTGAACCCGCTGATATAAGAAGATACGAAACCGAACAAGAAGCCAGCAAAATCTTGAAAGAATCGCAAGAGCCGACGAAATATATTATATGCGGTGGCAACAAGGTTTCAATTGATTGGGACAAAGTTGTTACTCACGAAAATACTGAAGGACTTTCGTTGCCTAAAAATTGCTATAAAACTGTAAAAAATGAACGTACTCCAACGATGTTCGTTGCCCATTGGGATGTATGTTTGTCGTCAAAAAGTTGCTATAATGTGTTAAAAAAACGCAAACTATCGGTTCATTTTTTGATTGACAATGATGGAACAATATATCAACTGATGGATTGTAACCACATCGGCTTTCATGCAGGTAATCGCAAGGTTAATAATACCAGTGTTGGTGTTGAAATATCAAACGCTTATTACCCCAAGTATCAAGACATTTATCGTTCTCGCGGCTTTGGACCACGACCGACTTGGAAAGATGTGAAAGTACACGGAAACACTCTAGAACCATTTTTAGGTTTTTATGATGCACAGCGTTCAGCCTTTAAAGCATTGGTGAAAACCCTTAATCAAGCGTATGGTATTCCCTTAGAAACTCCAACTCGCAATGAAAAAATTATCAAAACCAAAGTTCCATCTGTAGCTCTTGGCACTTATAAGGGTGTTGTTAATCATTATCATATCACCACCAGAAAAATTGATTGCGCTGGCTTCGATATTGATAAAATTTTAGAAGAAATCTCTTGACATCTCATACCCTTTTTGTTACTATTCAGTATCTTAAGTGATAGGAGAAAACATTTGAAGTCATCACATCAATACATTAATGAAACCTTAAACTCTATGTTGGTTACGTGCAAGCCAAATGAATTGGGTAAATTGTTCGCTCCTGCGGCTGAATTGTTTGCAAGAGATTGGATCAATGAAAACACCTCAGTTCAGTGTGAGCTGCGACCAAATCGAGGTAAAGAAAACAACCAAGGAGGATATGATCTCGTAACTAAAAACGGGAAAAGGGTGCAAGTAAAATTAAGATCTCGAACAATACATATGGAAAACACTCGCCGAAACTCCGAAAAGAATCACGGTGCAGCCTCAAAGTCGGGTCATGTTGCATACTCAGATAATGAATTTGATGTTGCAGTTTTTGTTCGGCCTGGAAGTTGGTCTGAGAACGAACCAAACGATTGGCACGACACTTCTAAGTGGGAAGTTTTAATCATACCCACACAAGCGTTAAAAGACCCAAGAAACCCTGGCTTCATCCGAAGAAGCGTCAGTAAAAAACTACAAAAAAAGTTCCACAATAAAGCAGTTCAAACAATTGAATTGGTTGAGAACATTAAAACTGCTTCGATTTACTAAAAAGTATTATCAAAGTGTGATAGGATTTAAAAACATATGAAACATATACAATCTGGGAAACCTCTAAACGAAAAAATTATGTTAGGAGTCAATAAGTTGGCTGATGCCGTCGGTGCAACTTTAGGACCAAGAGGTAGAAATGTTATTCTTAAAGGAACAAACACAAAACCTGTCATCACTAAAGATGGTGTGACTGTGGCGAAGTTCTTTGAACTTGATGATCCATATGAAAACTTAGGAGTTCAGGTAATTAAGCAGGCAAGCGAAGCAACCAACTCTTCTGCTGGTGACGGCACAACAACTTCTACTGTTTTGGCAAGAGCAATTTTGGAAAAATCCCAGACACATTTGGCCACGAATGCAAGTCCAGTCGAACTGAAAAGAGGTATTGATTTGGCAATTTCAGAAATCGTGATGAACTTGGCTAAAAAATCTCAACCTATTTCTACGAAGGAGGAGATTGAACAAATCGCTACTATCTCTGCCAATGGAGACAAAGGTATTGGAAAATTAATTGCGACAGCGGTTGATCAAGTGGGCAAGGATGGTGCAATTACGATACAAGAAGCAAAATCGAATGAAACTTCTTTGGAACTATCTGAGGGTTTTCGATTTGATTCAGGTCTTCTTGCAAACGCTTTTGTTACGGACGAACGCCGAGGCTCAATGCGCCATGAAGACTGTATGATTTTGGTGACAGATCGAAGCATTTCAACAATTGATGAGATTCTTCCGGCACTAGAAATTGCAGCCCGTGATGGTAGAGCATTTATAATTGTAGCAGAAGATATTTCAGGTCAAGCCCTGGCTGCAATGATCATGAATTCAATGAAAGGGACTATGAAAGTTGCCGCCATTAAAGCTCCACGTTACGGCGAAGAACGCCGAAATATTCTTTCAGACTTGAGCATGTCGGTTGGTGCTACTTTTATTTCCAGAGAAAGCGGCACTCCCCTGAATAAAGTCCGGTTGGAACACTTCGGCTCCGCTCAAACTGTTGAATCCTATAAAACATTTACAACTATTGTTGGAGGAAAACAGGATGATGAGAGGGTGGAGGAAAGAATAGAAGCCCTGAATCAGCAATTAATCAACGAAGAGGATTTGGATAAGTGCAATAGCATTCAAGAGCGCATTTCACGTTTGGCATCAGCCATTGCGGTTATTAAAGTTGGTGGGTTGACGGAAGTGGAGATGATTGAAAAGAAGCATCGAGTCGAAGACGCACTCGAAGCCGTCAGTTCCGCTCAGAAAGAGGGGATTATTCCTGGTGGCTCCTCTTGCTTGTTGCGTATCGCAAAAACATTATCAGTGGAAGCAGAAAACAAAGAACAAGAATTGGGAGTAGAAATCGTGAAACAAGCAATCCGAGAGCCCTTCAAAAAGATGGTTTCAAATGCTGGGTTGTCACCGGATATTTATGTAGAAAAAATCGAAAATCACACCAATCCAGATGCTGGACTTGATCTCGCTTCTGGGGATATTGTGAACATGTATACATATGGTATTATTGACCCATTCAAGGTGGTTCGATGTGCTTTGCAAAATGCCGCATCTGCCGCCTCAACACTTTTATTGACTGATCATGCGATTGTTGAGAAAGAATAAGACTCATAAAACTATTTAAAGTGTGTCACCAGCAGAACAACAAAACGTTGATCAATTAGCAGCGCGTGTAGAGTTTCTCGAAGATCGAATAATGGACGCTCTCATGGTTTTAAAAGAAAACCAAGAAAGAATGTCTAATGATATTTCCAAAATTAAGGAAGCTGTGTATAATCCAGATAATGGGTTGTATGCCAGATTAAGATTGTTAGAAGAAGATGTTAAGCAAAAGAATAAGTTTTTATGGCTTCTACTTTCAATGGGCGTCGGCGCTATTGCCACTGCAATTCTTTCTCATATGGGCTAATCTATACCTTGACAACTGTTATTTCTTATGGTAATATTAGTACATGAGCTATTGGAAAACAAATAAATACCTACAGTCTTATAGCAACTATTTAAAAGAAAGCCCCAATTTCAAAAACAGGATAGAGAAACTTTTAAAGGAGGATATTTCCAAGAGTTCAAAGATATTTTTAAGCTCTCTATACGACTTTTTAGAGCAGAAAGGTGGTCTTTCTGAAAAGCAAGTTGAATCTCTTGAAAGAATTGAGAGTCGCTTCTCTCCGCAAGAAAAGGTGAAGTTTGGTGCTTGGAAAAAAGAATACCTTGATAATCATCAAAAAGATGCAAAGATCTTGGCCGCCTATTATAAGCACGTGGGATATTTTACAAAATTAGCTAATAGCATTTTAGAAGAAACCTACATTCCAAACCAAAAAGATTACGAAAAGATGTCAAAAAACAAATATGCTCGGAAAGTTCTAGATGAAACATATGCAATACCCAGATTCCCAATAGGAGCTATGGTTCAGGTTCGTGCGAGCGTTTTAAACACTGAGACAAACCACAACATTAAACACTTAAAAAACAGAGTATGTTTTGTCTTGGAAAATAATTTACCAATCATAAGTGCAGTCATTGGAGGAAAGCGATATAAAATTTTGCCGATGGGCGAGACAAATACTTTTTCTATAGAAGAAAGATACTTAATGAAACCAAATAAAAGAGGAGAAAATTCATGACTAAAGTTATTGTAAGCTATGCGTGTGAACTCGAAGATGTCCCGCGCAACACATCACAACTTCTAAGCAATGTGGCAGAAGAGTTGACGGAGGTGCAAGAGTCCCTAGAGGATTCCATCACCCTATCAAAGACAAACGCTGTGTCAGATGCACTGAAAACGATTGACACCCTGCGCCAACAATTGGCGAAAATCGATCTAAGATTGATGGACTGTTCAAGCATTCTGGCAGGGTACACAAAAACAAATGCAGATATTCATTTGGGGCACGACGCAAACCAAGTGGCTCAAGTTGCTCAAGGAACCCAAGAAGTAGCACCACGAGATATATTAAGTGTAGTGGGAGATGATAATGTTAATTCCGAAAACACCACAGAAGCACATGATTAAATTAGTTCAAGTTATGGAGTCTTCAGGTCACTATAATTTAAGAGAAGTTGTTTTAAATTCGGCCCACATTGTTTCGATGACACCAGACGAAAACGTAGCCGGATTACATGCCAATGGAAAATTACCAGAAGGTCTACATCAGGCACAACAATTTTCTCGCTTATCATTAACAAATGGGCGTGAGATTACTGTGGTTGGTAGTCCTGATATGTTGGGGCAAAAAGTAAAAAATATTCTTCATGGATAATTTTTGGCTTGACGCTAAATTTATGGTGCTTAAGTTATAGACACGGAGGAAATGATATGTCATCATTAACATTTTTCAACAATACTAATTCAGATTTTTTGGATCGCTTTTTTGGTTTCGAAGACTTCGCACCACCTTTGGTGCGGACGAGAGAGACAAAAGACTTATATAAACCGACTGTTAAAAATCTTGAAGATAAGTATGAAATCTCTTTAATTGCTCCTGGTTTGGACAAGAAAGACTTTAACATCACGTTAGAACAAAATCAAATTAAAATCAGTTACGACGTTAGTGAAAAAGAAAACACTTATTGTTACGCAACTAAATATTCAAAATCCTATGTAGTTCCAGTAGATTGTGATGTGGAAAAAATCAGTGCTTCATACAAAAACGGAGTAATGATTCTGACGTTGCCCAAAGCAGATTCAGCAAAACCAAGAACAATTCAAATTAAATAATTGTTTCTTTTTCTTTGTTGTACCCCTAAAGGTGACTTGTGAATTCGCAAGTCACCTTTTTTCTTTTGTTTCTCTTATTGTTTTGAACTATTTATATTATAATGGGGGAAGAATCTGACTCTAAGCTATACATTAGAGCAGCTTGTTCCGTGTGTTTAAAAGGTCTAAGGAAAGGTGTTTTTGTGAATTGCCCATATTGTGACATAGACAGGAAACAAATCATTGAGGCATCATTTCAGGTGATTAAAGAGTCTTTAAATCGTCACCTCTCTTCAGAGCAAAAGAAAGAATTAATAAAGGAGCTGTCCGAATGAAACTCATAATGGAAAGCTGGCGTCGGCATCTGGGTGAACAGGAGACTGTAGCACCTAAAGTTATTTTTATGGCAGGAGCACCAGGTGCAGGCAAATCTACGGTAATTGATAGGTTAGGGTTGGAAACGTTGGACATAATAAATCCCGATGATTTTTATGAACCAATGTTGGATCAGTCAGGTCTTGGAAAGAACATAGCAAAAATAAAAGATGATTTTAGTAATGCCAGAACAAAACTAAAAGAACTGTTAAGTCAAATTTTGCAATTGCAAGAGCCAGAAGATGGCTGGAGCCATGATGTTCTTCAGGATCTTTATGTTTCAGCCAGCCAAGAATCCAATGGTGATAAAACTTTCATCTATAATCTTGAAAAGACAATGGAAGATTATGAACTCACCAGGAGCAAGATGAGCCAAATGGCTATATTGTTTAACAAAGCCCGAAAAGCCGCTAAAGAAAAACAACAAGCCTCAATAGAAGCTGGTGAAAGCTTTATTGTAGACGGGACTGGTGGTCAATTTGGGGTCATTAGAAACCAGAAGAATAAGCTGGAAGAGCTTGGGTACGATGTTGGGATGATCTTTGTTGATATTCCCCTTGAAACTACATTATCTCGCCAGCAAGATCGTTTGGAAAGAGGCGGACGCTCGCTGGATGCCAAATCAGTAGAGCGATCTTGGAATGCGGTTAGTAAAAATCGTGAGCCGTATAGAGAATTATTCGGAGATAATTTTTTCCATATCATAGCAACAGACGATGATATGGATTCAAGTATCGAAACAGAAGGTGAAAAGTTGTCTGCATTTTTGGGAGCACTCGAAGAAGACTTCCAAACAAAATTAAAACCTCGCTTAATAAAGCAGATGAAAAGACTTTTGAGGCACGGAGGCAATCAAGATAGTGGACCTTTCAAGGAAAAGGCACCGATTGACTATCGCGGCTCTGCCCCACCAGGTGCTCCTGGAGGTTGATTTTGCCGACAAAAAAGAAAGAATTAGAGCAGTTACAAGAACTGAAGCCACAACCCTTACCCAAACTTGCACCTCGTGGAATTCGCTCATTTACCGTATTTAGGCAGACAGATGAGACAGGTGTTTCTGGCGAGGGTGTTGTGATCGAGGGAGTTAAATTAGCAACAGGACAAGCGGTTATTCACTGGTTGTATCCACCTCCTCGCGGTGGTATTGCTGTGTTTGATTCAATGGATGATTTTATTAAGGTTCACATTCAACCACATCCAGCAAACAAAACAATTATAACTTATGAAGATGGAGAACAGGAGACATTTTAATGAAACTATTAATGGAACAATGGAAAAAGTATTTAACTGAAAGTAGCGACTGGAGAAGTGAAGACTATACAGACGATATGTTGGCTGGAAATCTGGCTGCGCGTTTAGCACGTAAAATTGTCGATGAAGCAGGTGATGATTGGTCATGGCTC